TTGAACCGTGTGGAAGAAGAATTGGCACGTGGCACACCACCAGATCGTATTGCTTTTCTAGCCTTTACTAAGAAAGCTGCAACCGAGGCTCGTGACCGGGCAATGAAGAAGTTTAATTTAGAAGAACAACATTTACCATACTTTAGAACACTACATTCATTCTCGTTTCATCAATTAGGTTTAACCAAAGCTGAAGTTATGTCGCGTGATAACTACAAAGAATTTGCACAAACATTTGGTATGGATTTAGGATCTGTGACAGACGGAACTGATTCCGGCGGTGTATTTACGACGGATAACATATTGATAAATGAGGTTAATTTAGCACGTATGAAATGTATGGATCTAGAACATCATTATAATCATTCTAATTTAGAAGATGTTTCATGGCATGCATTACTAAGGGCTCAACGATCACTAGAAGAATTTAAAAAGAAAAAAGAAGTATTTGATTTTACAGACATGATTGAACTGTATTTAGATTCTGGTCCTGTTCCTAAACTAGATGTAGTATTTATTGATGAAGCTCAAGATTTATGTGCATTACAATGGCGCATGGTAGATAAGATTTCTCAAAATGCTAAAAAGGTTTATGTGTGTGGTGATGATGATCAAGCTATATATACTTGGGCAGGAGCTGATATCAGACATTTTATTAAGTTACCAGGTGAAGTAGAAACACTAAAGCAATCTTTTAGATGTTCTAAAGTTATACAAAACTTATCACACAGAATAATTAATAGAGTTAAATTTAGAAGAGCAAAACAATGGAAAGGTACTGATAGGAATGGATTTGTGCAATATCATACTTATCCTGATAGTGTTAATTTAAAAGATCCAGGTAGTTGGCTTGTTATGTCTAGAACAAATTATATGCTTGATGAAATAGAGCGTGACATTAGATTACAAGGCATGCTGTATAAAAGAAATAATAAATTACCTATATCTAGTAAACTTTTAAATGCTGTAGAAGCTTGGAAGAAATTAAATAATGGTGGGCATGTAGCATTACCAGATGTAAAAGATATATATTCATATATGTCTAGTCAGATAGGAATTGAAAGAGGTCATAAGAATCTTAAGATGGCTGACAAAGAACAGTATGAATTAGAAGAGTTAGTCATGCACCATGGATTGTTAATGGGGGGTAGACCATGGGATGTAGCTTTTGATAAAGTAGGAAATAGAGATAAAGAGTATTTACGTGCAATAGAAATAAGAGGACAGGTATCAACCAATCCTAAAATTAATCTTAGTACTATTCATGGAGCAAAAGGAGGAGAAGCAGACAATGTAATGTTGCTTACAGACTTATCAAGAAAGTCACAAGAAGCAATGGAAAAAGATTCAGATGATGAATGCCGTGTATTTTATGTAGGGGCTACACGCGCTCGTAACCAACTACATATAGTACAACCACAGAGAGAAGGAGGGTTCATAATATGAGCATGACTAAAGAAGAAATATTAAAGAAAGCTAGAGATCTTATTACTGGTGATAGGAACGAAACACATGGGGATGCATTTCAAAACCATGCAGAAATTGCAGAGTTTTGGAATATATTTTTAGATAAAAAGCTACAACCAATGGCTAGTATTACAGCTGAAGATGTGGCATTGATGATGGTTCTGATGAAAATATCACGAAACACTCAAGGTAAGAAAAACAACTTGGATAACTTCATTGATATGTGTGGTTATGCAGCAATAGCAGGAGAAATTAATGACACAGGATCTTTTTAAATCAGTGACTTCACAATGGGTAGCGCCCACGGAGTTTCCAAACATAGAAGGACGGGTAGCGATTGACTTGGAGACATGTGATCCAGAGCTCGTGAAACACGGCCCAGGGTGGCCAACTAAAAAAGGAAAAGTTATTGGCATAGCTATAGCTAATGCTTCTTTTAAAGCTTATTATCCTATAGGACATGAGGGTGGTGGCAACATGGATGAAAAGAAAGTTGTAAAATATATAAAATCAATTTGTCATGATGATTCAATTGAGAAAGTATTTCACAATGCGCAGTATGACATAGGTTGGTTATGGACACTTGGTATAGAAGTTAAAGGTAGAATACATGATACGATGGTAGCTGCTGCGCTAATAGATGAGAATAGATATTCATATACACTCAACAGTATTGTTCATGAATATCTAGGAGAGTTTAAGAATGAGCAAAAGCTTAAAGAAGCCGCTGATGCATTTGGTGTAAATCCAAAATCAGAAATGTATAAATTACCAGCAGAGTTTGTTGGTGAGTATGCAGAAGCTGATGCAGATTTAACTTACAAGTTACATGAAAAGTTGTCCTGGGAGATTGTTAAAGACAATCTTACAACGGTATATGATGTAGAATGTAAACTAATTAATGTTATATTCCAAATGACACGTCGTGGTGTTAGGTTTGATACATATAAATGTATTCAGTTAAATGATAAGTTTCATAACAAAGAAAAGAAATTAATGCAGCGCATTAAACATTTAACTGGTTTGAATATAGAGATATGGGCAGCAGCTTCAATTGCAAAAGCTTTTGATGCGTTAAGTTTACCGTATGAAAGAACAGCTAAGACAGATGCGCCATCATTTACTAAAATGTTTTTGACAGATCATCCACATGAACTGCCAAGATTAATCATGCAAGCACGTGAATTAAATAAGTTAAGAGGTACATTCTTGCAGGGTTTGATGAACTATTCAGAGGAGGGTAGAATACATGCTCACATTAATCAAATTAGGTCTGATACTGGTGGGACTGTGTCTGGCCGTTTTTCTTATAATCACCCTAACTTACAGCAGGTCCCCAGCCGTGGCCAGTTTGCGAAAGATGTTAGGAAGTTATTCATTCCTGAGATGGGTCAATATTGGCTCAAAGCAGATTACTCGCAACAAGAACCAAGGCTACTTACTCATTGGGCCTGCCTCGTCAAACAGCCCGGTGCTAGGGAAGTACAGGAAGCATATCATAAAAAAGACCTCGACTTTCACCAACAAACGGCCGATATGGCGGGTTGTGAGAGACGTCTTGCGAAGACTATTGGACTTGGTGTAATGTATGGAATGGGATATAATAAACTAGCTCGTGAGCTAGATTTAGAGCCATCGGAAGCTAAGACTATGCTTAATGATTTCCGTGGGCGTGTACCATTTATGCAAGGCATGTTGGAGGCAGTTATGAATAGGGCTAATTCTAAAGGAGTTATTCGTACTTTACTTGGACGTAAATGTAGGTTTGATTTATGGGAACCAACACAATGGGGTGTTCATAAACCATTACCATTGAATCAAGCGAAGGTAGAATATGGGGAAGCTATAAAAAGATATGGTACCTACAAGGCTCTTAATAGACTGATTCAAGGATCAGCTGCTGACCAGACAAAGAAAGCCATGGTTGAAGTGTACGAAAACTTAGGAGTGATTCCTTTGATTCAAGTGCATGATGAATTAGACTGCTCAGTGCAAAATGAAAAACAGGCTAATGAAATAAAAGAAGTCATGGAGACTTGTGTTAAATTAGAGGTTCCATCAAAAGTAGATGTGGACTTAGGAGAAAGTTGGGGTGGATGAACTGGATTTGTAAAACACTTTTAGTTTGTTTATCATTTAATCCAGTAATGGATTATAAAACCAATGATGAATTTATAGAACAGGTAAGTGGATGTGCATTACATCTTAATTCTATGTATTCAGAAGAAGAAAGGGTTCCAGTTAATTTAATAATTGCACAAGCTGTGCATGAATCAAATTGGGGTAAATCTAGATTTGCTCGTGAGGGTAATAACCTCCTCGGAATCCGCACGTTTGACTCAACAGATGATCAACTAAAGCCGCTAAGTAATCCTAATGCGAGCTGGGGGCTTAGGATCTTTGAGACAAAGTGCGAATCCATATCTTACTATATGGAGTTACTAAATAAGAATCATCATTATAATGAGTTTAGAGAGGAGCGAATTAACCAGCATTTTAGCGATGAAATTGATTTAGAAAAGTTAGCAATGACACTTGCAATATATGCTGAAGACGTATATTATACGCAAAAAATCATCAGAACAATTAGAGAACTAGAGGCCTATGACAGAGACTAAAAAACCCGGGTACCGCGATCAAGGCAAAGCCAGAGCTGGTAATGTAAAAAATAATTTTGCAATTAATGCAGAACAAATGGAGTTTGAAAGAAGAAAAGTTCTTGAACAAATGTCCACTAAAGTTGATCAAAAGAAATTAAATAACATGGCTGCAGTTGCAGCTACCGTAGAACCTAAATACTTTAAAACAACGAATTTACTTAAAAACGGTAACCGCGCAGAATACGACAGCACAGAAGGTAAGGGTGAACAACGTGAACCTACCATGCGTATATTGTCATTAGGAGCTGGTGTGCAATCATCATGCTTGGCATTGATGGCGCAAGAAGGATTAACCAAACATAAACCAGATTATATGATATTTGCTGATACTGGGTGGGAGCCTAAATTTGTATATGAGCATGTAGAATATTTAAGAAAAGCGATAACGATTTGTCCGCTGATCACTGTAGAGAGAAGTAGTATCCGTGAGGATCTTATCAAAGCAGCGAACCCAGAACCAGGGTCTAGAGAAGAGGAAAAGTCGTTTGCTGGACGTGTACCAAACCCACCGTTGTTTGCTGCACGTAAAGGTGGACGTGTAGGGATGCTATATCGTCAGTGTACACATGATTATAAAGTTATCCCTATACAAAAAAAGATTAGAGAATTACTTGGTGTAAAGCCAAGGCACAGAGTACCTAAAGATGTAATTGTAGAACAATGGATAGGTATATCTACAGATGAAGCAATGCGTATGAAAAACGCTAGGCTACCATGGTTGACATCACG